GCGTTGGTCTTGACGGCTTCGGTAATAAATTCTAAGAAACTTTTCACGACAAGATTACTGCCTTTTCTAATATTTATTAAAAGGTTACCACTATGGCATTTGATGGTGGTTTAGCCACAATCACAATTCTTCTACCCTTATCACCAGCACTAGGAGACTTACCAAGAATTAAAGGTAAACCCTTCTTATCTTTTTCCTTTGTCTCGAAAGGTTGGTCTGCTCTTCTTTTCCTAAGTCTCAAATAGAGATCATGTTCTCTTGCATACTTTTTGGCATCATGGAGTCTACCATTCACTGTCAAAGTATTACCACTAGATGTAGAGTGAACATCCATAGGTCCAATATACATATGGGTGATTGGACCTCCCATTGCTTGTGTTCCAAGAACAATAGTCTCTTTCAACTCTGCGCCAATCTGACCATACATGTCGGGAATCTGTTGTCCCTGTGTGTATCCAAGTTGCAGATACTTTTCATATGCTGCCTGAATAAATCTACCACTAAATCCAGGTACAATTTTTTCAAGTCCGTTTAGTCCTCCACCAGCCATACTAGGAGCACTGGGACCTTTCATTGACAGTTTGTAAATTCTATTTGTGGTTTTAATTTCTACATCGGTGTAAGGTTCATCACCAGATGCAGATCTACCCATTACTTTATTGGCAGAAAGGACATTAGTTAGTCTAGTTGAACCTGCCTGCAGAGTGAAGGGTTTACCTCCTTTCTTCTCAGAAAAGGAATTGATTGCATCTACAAGACCAGTTTCCTGTCTTTCTGCGAGAGTTCCTGCCATATAGGGTCATGGTTCTACAACCTTATTTAGATAGTCTTTTTCATTTTGATAAGGATGTTTTTTGCCAGACCATATTTCATATCCTTCTACAAGATCTGGAATCAACCACTGATCCACCCGATAGCAATACTTCCAGTTAACTGGTTGAATACAATTCATAACAACCACTTGAAAGAATGCTACTAGGTGAATCCAGAAACTATACACCTTTAGGTGCTTGTGACGGGACAACGGGATCACGAGAACGGTTCTTGATTACAATGAACGCATCCTTGTTATATTTGCGGGTGCCTTTAACAGGTGCCCACTTGGTGCCAGCACCATCAATCCCATAGACTGAGGTGCCACCAATCTCAACCACAACATCATCACCATAGTCCCATCCCATTTGTTCAAGTGCAATAGCGAGTTGTCCAAGCATTCCACCAGGATAGATTACAGAATCATCCATGACATGTTCTTCGGGTTCAAGATTTCCAAGCATTTTAGTCAACAGCAGAGTCAATTTTTTGAATAACGTTGCGAAGATCTACAACTCTTGCAGGAGCATGTTCGAGAGAATACAGTTTAGTTTCTCGAAGAAGCATCTCCATGACTGCAATAATTTCGTCTTCTGTAAGTTCCAAATTAATCATTTTTTCCAACCTCCTTTTAGGACCCACTCATTGTGGTATTGATTGTTCCAATTTTTACTAATACCATAGGACGGTTGAATTACTTGCTCAATGTACCTACGATTTTCTTGAGCAATCCTCAAACTCTGAGTCTCAAGAGTTTTAACCCGTCCGTCTATTTGTGAGGACCACCAGACAGCACCCGCACCCTGAACCAGCAGGAAAGATACGATAGCAAAGGGGATTTTAAGATCTTTCACAAGTCTCCTTCCTGACGATTCTCAGAATAATAAACGTCAAAGGATCCACCAGGATAACGTTTCTCAAGTTTACGAACATTGGTGGCAACAACATCATCAAAAGAAACACCAAGTGCTTGCGTTGCTTGTGCAACATACCACAAGAGATCACCAAGTTCAATGATCAGGTGTTCTTTGTTAGCATCATTCCAGGGTTTTCCTTGGAAAATCATCTTCTTAATAATCTCAAGGAACTCACCACCTTCAGCGTTGATACCAACACCAGCAGTCAAAAGACGCTCAATGTTTGCACCCTCACCATCAAGTTCAACCATTCGATCAGCAAGTGACACAAAGTCTTTTGATGCATCAGAAGTGACTGCATCAACAAACTCTTCGTATCGAGAAAATTTAATAGTCATTAGAAATTAAGTGCCGAAAATTTGTCTTTAGATTTTTTGGTATCTTCATAAGTATACTCTTCATCCTGTCCACTGTCAAGGATGTCGTCCTGTGCAGATTGTTCGCAATCATAGAGTCGCATCTTAGCACGGTCGATACCTACAACAAACCTCTTATTAACAGTGGGATCGTTGTATCGATTCTTCAACTGCTTCACCATAATCTGCCCGAGTTCTTCAAGCTCATCAGTTGAAATAAGGGCAAACATAAGATCAGCAGTAGCAGGGAGACCAAAGGACTCACTAGTGTCAGTAAGCTCAACATCAGAGCTACCATAACCAGAACGAGTGGTCTGGGTGGCAGAAACGATAGGGACCTTGGCTTCGCAAGCCAATCCTCTAAGTTCTTCAGCAATAGCCTTGATATATGAATATGAATTGACAGAGCTGTTTCCGCGATACCTTTCGGAAGCGCATATATTAAGGTAATCAACGAAAATAATATCAGGTCTAAATGACTTCTTAAGTGCAAGCTCATTAAGAAGTGATCTAAAGTGTCCAACGTGAGCACTCGCGGTGGGATATTCTTTAATTATAAGAGACCCCTGAGTTTTTTCTGCGAGTTTAGATACTTTGTTTTCAAACATTGACCGAGGCAAATCAGTCAATTGTTGGATTGGGATGTTGAGGAGATTCGCGTCGATTCTCTCTGCAATTTTTTCCTCAGCCATCTCAAGCGTGATATAGAGTACATTACTTCCTCTGAGGAGAACGGAAGAAGCCATGTGACACATGAAAAGAGACTTACCGACACCTGTGCCAGCCAAAGCGATATTAAGACTCTTATTGACCAAACCACCTTTTGTAATCTTATTGAAGAAATCCAAGTCAAAAGGAATTCTTTCCTCTTTCTGATGGTAGAAATCAAATCGTTCGGAAAAGTCTTGCAGATAGTCATGACCAACGTGATTGTCGAAACTTACAGCTAATGCATCTGAGAGAATAGATGGGATTGCATCAATGTTTTTCTTCTCATTGTTTCCATCTGCAATACCAATACTCTCAACCAAAGCGAGATAAATCGCTCTATCCCTACACCACTTCTCCGTAACATCAGTCAACCACTCTTCATTTGAACGATCAGTATCAAACTCGGAAAGAGCAGAGACAACAGTTTGAAACGTTTCTTGATTGATATCAGATCGCTTCTCACATTCGATGTTAAGAATCTCTACTGTAGGACACTTATTATATTCACTGATAAACCTTTCAGATTCCTCAAAGATTACCTTCTCATGAACACTATCGAAGTAATCCTTTTTGATAAAAGGAAGCACTTTTCTAGTGTAGTCCTCATTAAGAATCAGATTCTTAAGGATTGTCTTTTCAATCGTTTCCATCAATTATAGTGAAGATACGTGCTCATAATGTATTTTGGTTTACCTTCTTTTACAGGTAATCCTCTATGTGGGTATTGCCATGTTGGGGGGAACACCAACACTGTACCAGTCTTTGGTCTGACTGTCAATTTATGGTAAGGGAAATCTGTTTCTCCACCAAAGAAATCATCATTTAGATAACAAAGAAAAGCGAGATATCTTTTTGCTGTGGGATGATCCTGAACATCAACATGCAAATCAAACATGTCATCCGAATCAGGTTCATATTTTTTAATTCTAAGTTCTTCCATAAAGATCTTGTGAGGAAACCATTCAGCATAATCCTCAAGACCTTCCTTGTAAGATCTAAAAACTTCAATGAATTTGTAAGAAAGAATCTGAGCAAACTTACGATACTTTTTTTCTTGACTCAAATTTACCTGAGTAAAATTGGGTCTGCCAAAGTTCTCGATACGTTCTTTGTTTTCAGATTGTTCAAAAATATCAATGACTGATTGACAAGTTATAGAGTCAAAGGTTTCACATTGTTTGATAAACTCATCCATATGCAAAGGTTTCTCTCGCAATCGCATCAAGTTTTTCCATAACATCATCGGTAAAGTATTCCTCGGGCGATGCCAAGATTTGTTTTGCGTAGATTTTTTTCCCATTGATCTCATAACGACCTGCTACATTTTTCCAAAGTCCTCCAAGTTCGCCAAGTTCCAAGAGACCATAATACTTGTCTAATCCACGTTCGTCATAGTAGAGACGTACAGTAACTTCTTTGTTTTCTTTACTCAGACGCGACTTAGCAGTCTTAGCCTTGATAAGATTTCCGACGACTTCTGTTCCATCTTTCTCCTTTTTCTTGCTGAGATAGATAATTGTACTTGCTGCATACTTGAGGCCACTGCCTCCTCCCATTTCCTTTGTAGGTACATAAGAACCGATGACATCGTAGGTGTGATTGGTAACAATCATTGGAATGTTTGCTTGACCCAACTTGAGAGTGAGCATCCTGAAAGCGCCTTTGACCAATTGAGATTTGGTCATGTCGCGGACTTGTTTGTCGTTGAGTGCGTCTGTGATCTCCTTCTCTGTGGAAAGCATTCCTAGAGAGTCTAACACAAACATACAAGGTTTGCGATCTTCCTCTGATTTTTTTAAGTATATATCTACAGCTTTTAAAGCTTTAGACCTAAACTCTTCAATTGTAACAACATTGACAACAACTACGCGAGAAAGATCTACGCCCCGATCTGCGAGAAGAGACTTCGTAACAGCGGCTTCAGTGTCAAAATATAGACAATAACCATCGGGATTACTATCAAGGAAATTTTTAACGACAGCGAGGCTGAAGAAAGTTTT